CATGAATATCACATCATTGCTGGCTCAGTATCTGCCATACCTGGCCAAGAGCTTAAACATCGAATGGGATACCGGAGGCGTAGCAGCGAAACTGGCAAGAGATATGGATAGAGAGCTGGGTATCCTGGCAGAGGAGGGAGGATTCCTATAATGGACGCAATTACAAACGGAGCCACGATTGAGATCGTGGCCACCGGCGAAAGATTCCACACTCTGAATGACTGGGGACTGGCAATAGGAAACAATGATTATATTGGAGATGTGGAACAGGAAAACTATTATGTGGACGTGCCTGGAGCGGATGGCTTTCTGGATTTCTCAGAAGCCATCACAGGCCGCCGCATATTCAAAAACCGTCCGATCAGCATCGAGCTGGGCGGTAAGAAACCAAGAGACAACTGGGATATTTTTATTTCAGACCTTAGAAACCTTGTAGAGGGCAGAGAAATCAAGGTCATTTTCGACAATGACTCTGGGTTCTACTGGACAGGCAGAGCATCTATCCAGGGATACGACAGAAATAGGGAGATAGGCACATTCACATTGGCCATTCCGAAAGCTGACCCATACAAGTACAATGTGGCGGATTCTACAGAGGACTGGTTGTGGGATTCGTTTGATTTTGAGACTGGGATCATAGACGAGGGTACAGAAATTACGGTCAAGGCCGGAGAGACAAAGACGTACACAATCGTTCCAGATCAGATGCCGTTCGTTCCGACCATATACGTGAGCGTCCTGGGATCGGCCGGACTCAAAATGACGGCGAACGGGGAAACCTACACACTGATGAAAGGAAAGAACCGTTTTGCGGATATCACAGTCAATACAGAGGACGTGGTGCTCAGTTTCACTGGAACGGGCACACTCACGATCCGGTACAGGAGGGGGTCACTGTAATTGTATAAAGTTAAAATGGACGGTCAGACCCTCTACTATCCAGGAGATAAAGAGGCGGTACTGACCAATCCAACGCTAAACCTGCAGACGGGATATGCGGGAACCTTTGAGTTTTCGGTACCGCCAAACAACCCATTGTATGACAAGATCAAGAACCGGAGCAGCATGGTCAGCGTGTTCCGGGATACAACAGAATTGTTCTATGGAGAGGTCCGGAAACAGCCGAAAGTAGACCGTTACAGAAACAAAAATGTCTATTGCGCCGGCGCAATGAGTTTCCTGGCGGACTCTATACAGCCACAAGCTGAGTATCATGATATGACACCACGGCAGATGCTGGAGACGTTTCTGGATATTCACAACAACCAGGTGGAGGATAGAAAAAAGGTCTATCTGGGAAAAGTGACAATCACAGACGCAAATGATTCTCTATACAGGTATACAAACTTTGAGAACACGCTGAAAGCGATCAGAGAGAAACTGGTGGAGAAACTGGGAGGATATCTGAAACTCCGGCATGAGAATGACAAGCTATATCTGGACTGGATCACGCTGGAAGAATACGGAAAGTATTGCAGCCAGCCGATTGAGTTCGGGCTGAATATGCTGGACTACTCACTGAGCAGAACGGCGGAGAACATTGCCACAGCGCTGATTCCACTGGGCGCACGCCTGGAGGGAGAGTCAGAGATTGACGCCCTGGAGAAATATGTGGATATTACCAGCGTAAACGGTGGATCAAATTACATTTATAACCAGAGTGCGGTGGAAAACTTTGGCTGGGTGTGGATAACTAACACCTGGCAGGATGTAACAGAACCATCAAACCTGCTCAGAAAAGGAAAAGAGTGGCTGGAGGATAACCAGTTTGAGGATTTAACACTGGAACTGACAGCGGTAGACCTGTCCATGATGGACAGTGACTATGATGCTTTTGAGTGCGGAGATAGGATTCAGTGCAGAGCCAAGCCATACGGCATGAACAGAGTTTTTCCGGTAATGGAGATGCAGATCCCTCTACAGAAACCAGACGGAGCAACATTGACGCTGGGGGAGAACAGAAAGCTGACCTATACAGAACAGCAGAGCAGAATCTATTCCGGAGTCACAGCAACGGCTGAGGAACGCCGGAAAATTCAGAATCAGGAAGTCCGGGCGGCCATTGACAACCTGACAGCAAAGATGACAGGAACGGCTGGAGGATATCATCTGGAGGAATTTGACGAAAATGGACTCTGGCTCAGAGAGCTATACATGGACGCTCCGAGCAAAGAAAAGGCCACAAAGATTCTGCAGATAAACAAGGAGGGCATCGGAGGCAGTCACAACGGATATGCAGGACCGTACACAGTGGGAATGACACTGGACGGACAGATTATAGGCGAACGGATTACGGCCAACTCTATCAGCTCAGAAAAGCTGTCGGTTGAGTATAAATCCGAACTGGAGGGGAAATTCTCACAGGCCACAAAGGATGCCAATGATTATACAGACAAGCGGGAAACCGCTGTGAAAGAAATTATCACAACTAGCATCAAGTCGATAGAGGACAAGATACAGCTGGCGGTTACGGATCAGAAAAGCATCACGAACCGGTATGATTATATCAAAGGCGGAGACAACCAGAGTCTGGACGTTTCAAAGTTCACGACATCGACCAATGCCACAGTGGCAAAGAGCACAGCCGGGAATATGAACGCCATCCTGATGACCAAAACAGACGGAAACACAGCATCAATACAGCAGAGCCTGGGAACATTGCCAGCGGGTACCTACGAGATAGAGGTTAAGGTGTACACGCCTACTGGAAAGAAACCAAACTATTGTTATTTTGGCTTTTACGGAAATACAATCTCACAGTACCTGTCAACGGTAAACTGTGATAAATGGTACACACTGAAAAGAACCGTTACCTACACAAGTGCCGGGACAAGATCCTTTTATCTTTCTATTACTGGATCATCCGGACAGCAGATCTATCTGACGGATATCCGGGTGTTAAGAAACGTGAAAGAACTGATTGACGATGTGGACGCAAGAATCACGGTAGAGGCCGGAAAGATCACTCAGCAGGTATCTGAGATGTATGAGAGCAACAGTCATAACTATTGCACAAACGGATCTTTTTCAGATAGCGAAAATAAGTTCACTGGCTGGTACCGGTCTAACAATACACAGGTCACACAGAACACGTTTTCCGGAAAATCATGTGCTCAGATCACGAACACGACCAGCACCTATTATCTACGATGGTATCAGAAACCGTTCGACAAAAAGGGAAAAGTCAGAGTAAGGTTCAAAGCGGCCTGTGCATCAGGGCAGGAGAAAACAGCCAGAATCAGAGTGACAATAGATGGAACGTCACACTATACAAATGCAGGAGACTTGAGCACATCCTGGAAAACATTTGAATTTGAGAATGTTGCAACACCGTCATATTTTTATACATATTTCTACAATAACGTGGCCAATACAACGGTATACATCACAGACGTGGAAATCATGGGATATGCGGCGGCCTATACTGAGTCTCAGTTGAAACTGACAGCCAACGATATCACGGCGGAAGTCACAAGGGCGAAAAAAGCAGAGGATACACTGAAAAGCAGCATCCAGGTCAATGCAAATGCTATCAAGCTGAGAGTGTCAAAGGGAAAAGTTTCCTCAGAAATCAGTACAGAGTCTGGCTCTATTTCAATTAAGTCAAACAGAATCAGCATCAGTTCCACAAACTTTACGCTCACGGCATCTGGATATGTAACCATGAAAGGTGCAAGTTGTCAGGGGAGTTTCGAGGCGAAAAATGGAGACTGGTGGATAAAAATGAGCTATGGAGAAATCACTGGAGGATACAGCGGTTCGACATATGGATACATTGATTTCAACGGAGCTTACAACAACACCAACGAACACACGTTGAGAATCACGGGAAACACTTGCGTGGATATCAAAGGAAAGCTGTGTACAGCTACCAGCTGGAACGCTGGAACAGTATACACGACTTACACCGGAACGCGCAGAAAAATCACGAATATAAGAGACATCGGAAACGGAGCTATAGAATGGTCGTGGACAAATGAAACCTATAGAAATGGATTATTGATGGGATAGGAGGAGAATCATGAACGTAGGAGCAATTTTGGATAATGTAGCAGGAGAACTGGACGCACAGGTGCTGGCATATATGCAGGAGTACGCAATTCCACCGAGTCTCATGGATAAGGTGCTGGATAGAATCCAGTCACACATGAGGCAGATGAAGTCAGAAGAATACGCCCAGGAATTGATGAAAACACAGATTGATCTGGCGGTAGCCAATACGGAGCAGACCGGAACAGAAGAACAGCAACCAAAATCAGGAACAGAGGTGGATGATATCGAAGATTTCAAGAAAAAAGTTGGAATAAAGGGAGGAGACAAAAATGCAGACATTCTCAGCGAAGAAAAACAACAGAGCAACAATGATAAGAC